ACCGTAGGATCAGGACCAGCCACATGCGTCTTTATAGGAAAGAGAGGAACAGGAAAAAGTACATTAGTCGCAGATATACTTTATCATCTTCGCAGAATTAAAGCGGGCGTTGCTATATCTGCAACTGAAGATGGAAATGCTTTTTATTCAAGTTTTATACCAGACTTACTTATACATTCTGAATATAAACCCGAAGTTATTCAACAAGTGATTACCCGACAAAAAAAGTCAATAAATGGAAAAGATCCTAAGAAAGACAATGATGTTTTTTTACTCTTAGACGACTGTATGTATGATAAACGTATGATCAGAGATACCAACATTCGTGGCATATTCATGAATGGAAGACATTGGAAAATTACATTTATGTTAACAATGCAATATTGTATGGACTTACCCCCTGATCTTAGAGCAAATATAGACTATGTATTCATTTTAAGAGAAAATATTATTCAAAATCAAGAAAAACTTTATAAGAATTTTTTCGGTATTTTTCCACAATTCAGTGTTTTTCAAGATGTTTTAAATGCTTGTACAGAAGGATACGATTGTCTTGTTTTAGATAACACTTCAAAAAGTAATAACATACAAGATTGTGTTTATTGGTATCGAGCAAAACCCAATAGAAAATTTAGAATAGGATCAAAAGAGTTATGGGACTACTGTGCTAAAAAATATGATAAAAATAAAACTAAGGAAACTGCAGACGAAGATCCTAAAAAACTAAGAAAGAAAAATGCCGTAAGTGTTACAGTTAAAAAGTTAAAATAACTTAAAGAAGATTATTTAAAGGCGTGCATTATAATCTGTATTATGGATAAAATAAATAAATTAAAGTCTATACCTCAACACGAACAACGTTCAGAAGCTTGGTTCAAGCAAAGAGAAGGTAAATTGACAAGTTCAGACGCAGGTACAGTTCTTGGTTTAAATCCTTATCAAAAACCTCATGAAGTTCTTTTTAAGAAATGTGGACACGATCCAAAACCCTTCGTAGGTAATGTAGCCACTCTACATGGCCAAAAATACGAAGATGAAGCAATAGAAAAGTATTGTAAACTTACAGGACAGGAAAACTATGATTTTGGTCTTATAGCTCATGAAGATGTACACGATTGTAGCGATTATTATTGGCTAGCTGGATCACCCGATGGAATTTCAATGTCTACAGAAGAAAATGGAAAACCTATTCTTCTTGAAGTAAAGTGCCCTTACAAAAGAGCTATTAAATTTGGATATATCCCTGCTTATTACTATCCTCAGGTTCAGTTGAATATGTTCATTTGTAATCTAGAAGATGCAGATTTCATAGAATATAAACCACCAGACATCATGAACATTGTAAGGGTTAAAATTGATCATGATTGGTTAAATGAAAATTTACCTATTTTAGAAAAATTCTGGAAGGAGGTCGAGTATTATCGCGAGAATGACATCAAGACGCATCCAAAATATAAACCACCAAGACCACCTAAGAGAGTTTTAGATCTACGTGATACTTCAGATGACGAGGCAGTGTGTATCCCAGATTTGATTATAAGGGACATTTAATTTTACAGAAAATATTTCAATTTAAAAACTTAATTTATACTAATGTAAATTCCAAAATGGGAATCAGAGGCTTAAACAATCTTATTAAGAAATATGCTCCAGATGCTATTTCAGAAAAAGAAATAAATTTATACAAAGGTTCTAAAGTAGCTGTAGATTGTAGCATACTGTTGTATAAATTTAAATATGCTTCTCGTACTCCAAATTCACATATCATAGGCATAGCAAATAGAATTAAATACTACTTCATAAATGGTATTCTACCGGTATTTGTATTTGATGGTACGCCACCGGAGGCTAAAAAGAGTGTACTTGTTAAAAGGCAAGCAAATAAAGAAAGAATGTATGTCCGTCTTGAACAGTTGAGAGCAAGAATTCCAGAGACTAATGAAGAAGAAAAACTTATAAATGAAGAAATAGAAAAAATTACATCTCAGCTTATTGTTATAAAGAAAAAAGACATCGAGGAATGTAAAGAATTCCTTGAATTGTCTGGAATACCTTACTGTACAGCTCCAGAAGATGCCGAAAAGTATTGCGCTTTTTTGCAAAGAAATGGACTAGTAGATTATACAGTGACAGATGACACTGATGCCGCAACATTTGGATGTAAGAAAATTCTAAAAACTGGTATATCGAGATACATTACTGAGATAGATACTGACGTTTTATTGTCTAAATTTGAAATGGACATGGATTCATTTGTAGATTTTTGTATACTTTCAGGATGTGATTATACAGAACCAATTGCTCAGATAGGACCTGTTACATCTTTCAATTTGATCAAGAAACACAAATGTATAGAAGAAGTTCTGAAGGTAGTTAGTAAAAAAAGCGAAAATTTTAATTACATTATTTCTCGCAAGATATTCAAAGAATTTGATTATGAACTTCCAGAAGAATTTACTAAAAGGATGTGCGATAAAGAAAAATTAATTACATTTCTAAATGAAAAGGAAATAAAAGACAATGTAATTTCTAAATTTATTAAAATTGTAATTTAAATTATTTTTTTTTTCTTCAGTATATATTAAATATTAAAAATGGGAATGCTCGAACTATTTTTCGGTAAGAAGAAGTGCAAGGGTCGCAAGGTCCGCAAGGGTCGCAAGGTCCGCAAGCTTTCGTCGTCGGCGCGCGTCGTAATCAACGGCAAGAAGCGCAAGGTATACAAGGGTTGCAACGGTGGCCTTTACTACAAGCGTACCAAGAACGGTAAGACCTACCGTGTCTACATTTCGCCCAAGCTTCTCCGCAAGAAGTCTTCGACTCGCATGGGTGGTACCCGTTTCGGCCGTCGCGGTGTCAAGAAGGGTTCGCGTCTTAAGATGACCAAGGCTGCCAAGCGTGCTCGCGCGTACGCCCGCAAGCGTCGTCGTTGCCTCAAGAAGGGTATGCGTCTTAAGAAGGGTCGCTGCCGCCGTATGTAGATACACAGCTTAAAGTAAATACACCGATTAAATAAATAATACATTTACGCAAATTCCTATGTGTGTTAATGTATTATTTTACATATTTCCATTCTACATGTATAACTCATCGAATGTAATTTTTTCATGTTTAATGAATAAAACTTTTTCAATTAGTCTAATACTTGTGGGGTAAATTTTTTCCGTGTTTACTCTCTTAATAATTATCTTTCCTTCGGGAAATTCGACATTAATTTCGATTATACAATTACGTCCGTAATTCTCAAGACATTTGATACGCTTAATGTATTCGGCTCCATTGGAAGAATTACTATGTATCTTAGCAAATTTAATAAGTTTCTTGAAATTAGAAGACAACAAAATTAAATTATTGTCTTCTTCAAGTGTTTGTAAGCAGAATGTAATTTTTTCTACAGGTTTCCATTTGAAAAATGAAAAATTAACACCCGTTAAGATAGGAAGATTTGCCGGTAGCATAAAAATTTCTTCATCATCCGACAAATTTTTGAAATATTTTATGTCTTCAGAATAAGTCAGTATTTTAAATGTAAAGTCTTTTACATTCGTATTTGATAGCATGATGTCTACTTCTGAAATACGTTCTTCAAAGGGTTGATAATTTATTTTATTACCTGAAATCATAAAAGCATCATAAAAAGTAAGAAATTTATCTGTGTAAGAAATCTCAAAAATACTACCATTAAAGTATTCATCTAAAGTGTCTAGTTGTATTTGATACACACTTAAATCTTTGAAGACTATCACCGAAATATTTTCTCCGGTGGCATTTTTAAATAGAAAAAGTAAAGCTCTTTTTGTATTTACAGTATCTTTAGTATAAAAGATATATCTATAATTAAAAAGCTTAAAAATGTGTTTTCTTTCGATATTTATAGCATTTTGAAGAGGAAAGTACATGTCATGATTTCCAGTCCAGTTATTGTTTAAAAGAAAAATAATCTGTTTTTTAAAGTTTTCGTTAATTATCTCAGTCGCCATAATTAAATGTAGTTAAATGTGTAATGTCTATTGTCTTTAAATAAATTTAAAGATACACGACATTAATCTATAATGTAGTAATGTCTTTTAATTGTAAAGAGATAACTCTAATTAACTTTCTAATAGCTTTTTACAAGAATAGACTAGAATTATTTAGTGATATAATTAATCAAAAAACACCTCTTTCTTTAAGACTCTTAGATTGGTTAGTAACTAATTATTCGAAAAAGTACAATATTACATATCCCCTGAAATACAATTCCGAAACTATTTACTTTAATATATACATCGACTATAAAAATCAATTGAAAGCCTATTCAAAGAAATTTTTTGATCCATTTTGCAGACAAAAAAGACTTGTAATAGATTCTAATACGTTTAAATGGAGAACTTACACAACTGAAGAAGACATCACCAAAAAAGACATAGTTACTACCGTGGGTCAACTAAATTTTTTTAGGTGGTTTATAGAAAATAAAGTAATGGATTATGCGTTATGTAATGTAGAACTTATAGATAGTGATATGATGGCAACCGTAACCTCTAAGAAAAGGGGAAAACGTAGTGTATTGTCTCCGAGTGCTATGAAAGGTATATATACTAACGATTATGATATTACAATTAAATTTAAACCTTAATAAATAAATATAAAAATAAAGTGTATTGTAAATTACAATGGATAAGAATCCACTAAGAGTTTGGTTATTCTCTACGGGTAAAATTGTTAAGAACACTGATAACAGAAATGTAACACATTATATGCTCGACGGAGGAAAACTTGATCTCACAGCCGATTACCAATTATTTCAAGAGTTATATGCTAAATACATTAACTTTAAAAACTGTATAGTTGAAAAAAAGACAGATGTATTCAGATTTTTTATAGATTTTGATATTCTTTCTACAGAAATTCTCGATATAAATACTTATGCTGTATCTGTACAGAATGTAATGTATAATATATACAACAACCCCAATTTAAAGTGTATTATAACAAAAGCTGACAATCCAAAAGAAATCAAGAAAGGTGACGATGTATTTATAAAACAGGGATACCACTTTAATTGGCCGGACATCACGGTCGATAAAATAGTAGCTCTTAGAATAAGAGAAAATATACTAATTTCTTTGAATACTATTTACGGTAAACCAGAAACATTCTTCGATTCTTGGGATAAAATAATAGATAAATGTGTATATGATAAAAATGGTCTCAGACTTGTGGGATCCGATAAGTGTACATACTCAGATGGGAAATATACTTATGAAAACCGTGTTTATAATTATTACGCAACATACATTGGTAATAAACTTTCAGAAGAACACGACAATACATACAAATGTAATTTATTGAAAGTAATCCAAGACACGAGTATCAGAACTGATACACAAGAGATTACTGAATTTCACGATCTTCCAGAATATGAAGAAACAGAAGAAGACTTTGAATCAGATAATTCTGGTAATTTTACTTTGTTGTCAAATGAAAATTCTCAGAAAAGTAGTATTCTACGTTTTTTTAAGAATCATGTCACGGGATACCGTGTAGAAGACATTCGCGGGATTTTAAAATCAAATATGTACGATACATTATATCTAATTAATACAAAATCTAAGTATTGTCAGAATAAATGTGGGTATCATACAAATAATCACATTTATTTCAAACTAACACCGGCAGGTATTTGCCAGATGTGCATGTCCGAAAATGACGGAGAGCCCGATGATAACGGAAATGTTATTAATTGTAAAAATTTTGAAAGCGGTCGTATTCCATTGTCTCATGATTTATTGTCTTCTCTCAAATGGGGTGTAAAACAAGACAGTACAAGAGAAGGAGAAAATGTAAGTCTAGTATCTTTAATGATGGACAAAATCAGTGACAATTTATCAAATAAAAAAGCTATTGTAGGTCCTAAAACGAGAAAAAAGAAGTAAAAAGTATAATTACAATACCTAAAAGAATTCCGATTGCTGTTTTTCCAAGAAATCCCGGCGAACCATCTATAAACAAAAACGGAGCATTATTAGATATAAATGTATTCATCTGCTCAGAATTTAATACTAGATAAACAAGAGTTATAAATAATACCATTTTGATATTTTTATCAGTGTATAATCTTTGATATACTGATAAATTTACATCTGGAGGTTTCTCAATAGGAAGAGATACATTTTCTTCTTTTTTATTAAATTCTAAATTTACATCACCTGATACGTCAGGATTTACATTATTAGCTGACATCAAATCTTTTACAGAACATTCAAAACTTGACATTGTTATTTACACATTTGTATTTATTTTAAAATCTAAATGAAAACGAATTACATTTCCCGATTTAATTTAAAAAAAAAAATAAATTAAATATAATAAATAATGGGCATTAGCAACGTAGCCGTTAAAACCTTTGACTCAACTGGTTCACAATCTTTGTGTAGAACAAATGAATATAAAGGAGATGAAGAAGTAAAGTCTTCTTTTATTTCTAAGTGTCAAAAAAATTACATTTCAGGATCTGGAGAAACTGTTATACCCGGTAGTTTAAGGCAATTTCCTAAATTAAAATCTGTAGATACATTTTATGTAAATTCTGATACTGACGCTATTTCTGATATAACTTTTAATGTAGAATTTAAAATGAGAAAGCCTTCTGGAGTCACGATGTCAAACTGGCATGCTACTGTAACAAAAGATATTATATTATCATTAATTGACAGGGTTGAAATTAAAATAGGTAGTTTAAATGTACAGACACTTACAGCCGACGACATATACATTCGAAATTTAACAGAACTTGGTAAACCATTTTCATTTAGCGCACCTTTTCCAGAGCCCGACAACACGACGCACCCGGCGTACGAGAATGTGAAGGAACAAAGACCAACCTTACCCAGTAATGTATGGAGATATCTTCGGGCTCTCACCGCCGATGTTTTAAAGATTCAAGCGGCCTGTTCTATCCCTTTTATAGGTAGAAGCAATGATATGTCACGTTCTTTGCTACAAGCAGGAGCCTTGACAAATGCTTTAACTGTAAAGGTTTATTATAATAATATTTATAAGGACAATGCCACTCCAGGAAATTCACACTTCCAAATTCTTTCCGCGGGGAACGCAAGACAGCAGCTTGATGACGCGGGTCTGACGCCATCGAAAGATGATTTCTTAGATACATCATATTTCAAGAGTCATCTTAAAATAAGAACACATGCAATAACAGAAACTGAGAAGAAATTCGTCTCCAAGAATATAGTTCATAGGGTAGTAAATACTTCTTCGAGTATTACCAAAGAAATAGATAAGAATACAGGTATTAATTCTTATACAGATAGTGTTACTGATATTGAAGTAGATTTAGAAAATATTTCTTTTAATGTTAGTCATTTACTAATTGGTGTAAAATTACCACATGTAAAAGATAAAGAACTTTCTTTACCATCAACTGTTACTGCGCCATCCGATGTAAAGCTTCAAAAATTGTATAATAATGAACTTCCTACCCCTTTCAGCGTTATTAGCGCACAGACATTTTATGATAATCAGAACGATACCCACTCCGTCACTCCAGATGCTGTTTTTGGTTATATGCCAGATGCTATAGATTCTATGGAACTTGTATTGGGTAGTGACAGAACAGGATTTATAAGTGGTGTATCTGCTAAAATCGATGCATGTGAGAATTTCAATTTAGTTAATAGCGACAACACAGCGCATTATATCATAACTCTAGCAGAGAAGGCCTTTGACACATCTGGTATTGCATTCTCAAAGATTAATAATAAGAAATTACTCATTAAACTCAATAATAGTATATTCAAAAATGTTTCAGCTTTCGGTGAATACACCATACCTAATCCATTGTCTTCTAGTTCTTTTGCGCAGAATGCTATAATTACTGTCACTGCATGTGGTACCAAGGTACAATCTGTAGTCGGTGGTTCTATGTCTTTCTTATAGTTTTGTTTAAATATTTTAAAAAAAATACAATAGATATATTAAACATTTCATGGGAATAGATAATGTATCTATTAAAACTTTTGATTCAACGGGGTCGCAGTCTGTCTGTAGAACAAATGAATATACATCTCGTGAAAACATAAGTTCTAGTTTACTCTCTATTTGTAAAAAAATGTACATTTCGGGTACAGGAGAAACTGTTATACCAGGAAGTTTAAGAACTTTTCCAACCAGTTCTAATTATGACACATTTAGTATCAACGCTGAATCAAGCGCTTTGTCAGAAATTTCCTTTTGCGTAGAATTTAGATTCAAAGCGCCTAGTAACCCAACTGACTTTGAAGTGTTTGTCTCAAACGATATAATTTTAGCATTGATACACAAAATTGAAATTTATTTCGGACATTTTACTATTCAGACATTAACTTCCGATGACATTTACATTAGAAATTTAACAGAACTTGGTAAGGGAAGTAATATTTCCGGACCTAATTTCCATCTAGAAGACAAATTGGACAACATTTATCATAGAAAATGTAAACAAGGCGATGTAGTTTATATTCAGGCATCATGTTCCATTCCATTTATTGGAAGAAGTTTAGATATGAATAACGCCTTGATACGTCAAGGTGCGTTAACTAATAATCTTATACTTAAAGTTAATTATAACGACTTAAATCCTTCATTATCACAAAGATCCGTTCAAATTTTATCAGGTGGTACAAATTCGGTAAATTATCTAGATTCTTCTTATTTTAAGTCTTTTATTAAACCTGTGAATCACTCGATAACCGAAATGGAAAAAAGTTATATATCTAGAAATTTAATTACTCATTTAGTACGCACATCTCAATTCGCTCAACAAGCTATTAACAAAGTAACTGGTGTAGTAAATGCATCTGGAGAGCTATTTGAAGCGGTAATAAATCTTGATGACGTTAATATAAATGTAAGTCATATATTATTTTCTTTAAGATTACCCCACGTTAATAACAGAATTATAAGTAAATCTTCGAGAACAACTTCAAATCTAGGAGGAAATTCCCGTAGACTACCAACATACGCTACCAGTGGATTTAGTGATATCACAGAAATTAAAAATCACACGACGAGTAGTATAGTTTACGATACATTTGGATACTTTTCAGATTTTATAGATTCCGCGGAATTAATTCTCGGTAGCGACAGAACAGGTTTTATTAAATCAAGTATGTTACTTATGGATAACAATGAAAATTTTGGCCTAAAGGGTATAAGTTCAAATGATTTTTACATAATTAAAATAGCTGAAAAAGCATTTGATGCATCTGGCGTTGACTTTTCAAAAATACACAATAAGAAATTATGTCTTAAAATAAAGAAAGACATTTTCTTATCTGATGATCCAACTGATACTCATCCTATAGAAAATGCTTTAAACAGTAATTTTGTTTCACAAAACGCGTACGTTTCAGTAACAGTTTGTGGAACTCAGATACAGTCTATAGTATCAGGTTCAACCAGTTTCAGTTAAATAAATAAAATAGTTGTTTTTAATTTTATTACGTATTAAATTTAAAATTATTTTCTTTTATATATTTAAATAAATACAATATGTCTGGAGCTGTAGCCGCTCATGCTGCTTATAACGGAAGTGGTACTCAGGGTCTCGCC